ATCCGATCTTAAATCTTTTGATTGGAAACAAGTTATTGATTATGGCAACAACCTAGGACCGAAATTTAATAACGCCCAGTGGCGTTTTATGAAAGGTCTAATTATGGAAAAAGCCACAGAATCATACGCTAACGATCCAACTTTTAAATATGTTGGAGAAAAACATTGTGATTTTACGTGGGAGAAACATAATATCACTATAGAACAAAAAAGTAAAATGGCAGACAAGTTCTACACCAAAAAGAATAAACTTAAAAAGACGTTGAATTTTATTCTTACCAATAGTCAAGGAACCAACAATTCAACCAAGATTTCGTCAAGCTCAGTTGCAGACGTACTTATTGGCATTTCTAGTGATGGGGTAGTGTTTGCTCCAAAAGATGTTGTGATGAAATATCTAACAGAAAATGGTGACGGATGTGTTGTTAACATTCCTGGATCTGAGATAGTTGAAATTACAGGATATCTTGAGCCAGGTGCTACTTATGAAAATAATTTGTATGAAGTCTTAATAACTGCTATGGAAGAAAATCTTATGAAAGAAAATGATAGAAAACGCTTGACAAAAAATAAGTAGTAGTATATAATACATGTATGACACACAAATACGCTCTGATTGATACTGCCAACACATTTTTTCGGGCCCGTCACATTGCCTCACGCAATAGTACTGTGGAAGAAAAAGTAGCGATGGCCTTACATCTTACATTGGCTAGCACAAATCAAATTGTGCGTAAGTTCCAAATTGACCATGTGGCTTTTTTATTGGAGGGAAAATCGTGGAGAAAATCCTACTACGCTCCGTATAAAAGGAATCGTGTTGTAGATACAATGTCTCAAACAGAGGCAGAGGTTGAAGAAAACACTATGTTTTGGCAAACATATGAAACCTTCACGACTTGGCTCAAAGAGAAGACAAACACAAGTGTCTTGCGTGATCCAAACGCTGAGGCTGATGACTTGATTGCACGTTTTATACACTTGCATCCAGAAGATGAACATTTCATTATCAGTAGCGATACTGACTTTCTACAATTAATTGGTCCAAACGTAAAACAGTACAACGGTATTACAAATGAATTAATTACACTTGAGGGCTACCTGAAGGATAATGGTAAGCCTGTATTAAATAAAGAAAAGAAACCTAAACTACTTGAGGATCCACAATATATACTATTCCGGAAATGCATGAGGGGAGATTCAACCGACAATGTGTTCAGTGCTTTTCCCGGGGTACGTGAGAAAGGTAGCAAAAATAAAGTTGGATTGATTGAGGCATACGCTGATAGAACTAAGCAAGGCTATGCGTGGAACAATATGCAATTGCAGCATTGGCAGGACCACAATGGTGTGGAACATCGTGTGCGTGACGACTATGAACGCAATCGCAAATTAATTGATCTTACCGCTCAACCCGATGATATTAAACTGTCAGTGGATACAAACATTCGTGAAGGTGTTCGTAGAACTACTACCCCGCAAGTTGGTATTCACTTGATGAAGTTTGCTGGAAAATATGAATTGAATAAAATTGCTGATAATGCTGACACCTATGCAAGGTGGCTTAATAGCCCCTATCAAGGAGTACTAAAATGATTTTTGTAGTGGAAGCATGAACGAAGTACAGTACAAAGCACATGAAGAATGGGCCAAGCAAAGAGTAGAAATCGCCGAGCGTGAGACAGATCAGGCTTTGCATTTGGTTGCAATGGCGCATTTGAATTTAATGCAACATCTCAATTACGGGTTTGACCCAAAGACTGCACATAGCACCTTGATCAGCGTGGGTCAAATATACCCTAAACTAAAAGTAAAGATGGATGAATTAACTTGGGAATTAGAAAATAAAAACGTTTGAGATTGGCACAAGATAATTTGACCAAACTTCTTGTTTTATATCCTAAAATGATATATAATAGTAGAATATTATAAGGAGAACGATAATCGCACATCACACTAACTACTGGTCCTGCACCCCTTTTGCAGATTGGATCCGCGGCACTAAAAAACTCGGTGCTGGTACATCTGAAGAATGGGATGACTGGACAACTCGGGCTCAAATAAAACACAATTTTCGCTACTGGTTGGCTGAGGAAGCACTTGGTCATATCCAAGATTTTGTAACATGGCCTGTAAGGACTCTATATGATATCAAATACTACATTAACAACCGTTGGGTTACTCGTACTAATAGTCTTACCGCTCATCCCCGGGATATTAAGCCGGGTCAATGGCAGGACGTGGGGAACCGCTTTTTGCCTTGCCTATTCAATGAGTTGGTGGATTTTGTTGAGATAGAAACTGCATGGAGCCAAATTGTTTGGGGCAGTAAAGAAGATCGTGCCAAATATAATCCTCCATTCTATGCTACAGGTTGGTTTCGTTGGAGAACATGGCGTAGTCCTCAAGCTGGACTAGATCATCTTGATTGGGCAATGACACTGACTAACACCGATTGGTGCGAATCGGATCATCCTGAATATGGTAAGCCTACAGGTCAAGCAGAACGTGCCCGAGAAATCAAAGAACTTTATACATGGTGGATCACTGTATATCACAATCGTCCAGATCCACATGATGCAAGTGGTTGGAGTGAACACTGTGATGCCATGCGTGTGAAATATCCCGGCAGTTTCTTTTCTAGTGTAAACAGTAAAGATCCAGAAGATAAAAAAGCCAGTGATAAAGCGCATAAACTTCTGAATAAGATTGAAAAAGCCTATGAAAAAGAAGATACTGAAATGCTGATTCGTTTAATTAAAGCCAGAGATAGTTTGTGGACTTGATATGAAAAAGATTTATTATGAAAAAATAGGACGCAAGTATGTGCCTGTTGCTGAATACAGCAGTGAATTCTTTGACAGTTTCTCACAAGGTACTCATTTGGTCATGTGTTATCCCGGTGGGCAGAGTCGTAGATACAATATTGACCCTAACTATGCCGCTATGATTGCTGCAGGAAGAGTAGCCGCAGATGAAATTACTCGTGCTATACACATGGCTAGTGAACTTAAACCACAATCAACTCCTATCACTGAGGGTCAGCGTAAGGCTTGGAATAAATTAGCCAAAGAGTTTGGTACTGATCGATTTGCTTTGCAGCATGGTAGTGCCAGGGATTTAGCAGAAGCCGGGGTGAATGCTATGATAATAGAAGCAGATAAATTAATGACTAACCCTGCTGTAAAGAAAGCCTACGACCATTTCTTATTAGTTGCTGAACTAACAAAGGATTAAAAAAATGACTACTCAAATACCTGTACAGGGAATCATGTTAGATGCTGACTATGGCCAAAGCAAATCTTACACTATTGCTTGCGATTGTCACGACGGTGATCATCAGGTGCATATGTGGATAGAACTAGATAGTGAACAAGATATTAACTTGGTTAATATGACATTCTATGTCAACACCACTACTCCATTTTGGAAACAAGGGTTTAGTCGTTTTAAAGCTGCATGGGATATTCTTGTACACGGATACAGAGAAGATCAACACACATTACTATTAAGCAAACAAGCAGCATTGAATGTTGCAAATACCATTACTCAAGTGGTAAAAGAGTTAGAAACTCATGACAAATCTAAACATGAATAAACTATGCTGCCAACTACCAAAATCATATTCGGAAGAGTATGATTGTTACTTTTGCGAATCTTGTAATACATGGTCAGAAGATAAGTGTGATGATATAAACTGTGAATATTGTATTAATAGACCAGTATTTCCAAATGACTATCATCCCGTTCAGGTAAACAAAGGAGTATAATCATGATTAATTCAGAAGAATTAAGTGAATTAGCTAAACTAACTATAGCAGCAAGTATATGGAGACCAGACAGTGTTACAGATGAGCCAGAAGTTAAGTTAACACAATGGAGAGTATATTTGGTAAAAGCTAATATAGACTCTAAGGGAGATACTATTCATTTTGTGGGTTCGGTGGGATATCGCTATAGTGAAGGCAGGGTATGTAGTCCGGTACAGACATATGACCCTACTACTAAAAAAGGTATAACCCGCAGCGGCAGAATATATGAATTAGTTGGGAAATCTGGACACAATCGTGATGCATTGTATGTATGGAATCATTGGTTAGATAAATTTAATCCAATTCCAGAAATAGTTGATTTGACTGACACATATAGTAATAACAGTAATGCCTAGTCTAGCAGAA